GCATTCTGCTTCAACGAGCAGGGTACAGGCAAGACAGCCAGCGTTATATGGACAGCCGACTACTTGATGAAGAAAGGCAAGATTAAGCGCGTACTGGTGCTATGCCCATTGTCGATCATGAAGTCAGCTTGGCAACGTGACTTGTTTACCTTTGCTATGCACCGCTCGTGCAGCGTAGCTCACGGTGCTGCCCCCCAACGCAAGAAGATTATCCAAGCTGGCGCAGAGTTCGTTATAATAAACTTCGACGGGCTAGCTATAGTCAAGGACGAGATAATCGCAGGTGGCTTTGACCTTATCGTTGTGGATGAGGCAAACGCATATAAGAACGTGCAGACCAACCGCTGGAAAATGTTTGACAAGATTATGCAGGCTACAGACCCATGGCTCTGGATGATGACGGGTACACCCGCTGCCCAGTCGCCCATAGATGCTTATGGCTTAGCTAAGCTGGTTAACCCAGAGGGTTGCCCTAGATTCTACACCGAGTTCCGTGCATCAATCATGCACAAGGTTACGCACTTCAAGTGGGCACCGAAGCCACATGCGTCCGAGTATGTGCATAACATATTGCAGCCAGCTATCCGGTTTGAGAAGAAAGATTGTCTTGACTTGCCCGAAGTGACCCACGTGTCGCGTGAGGCTCCGCTAACTACACAGCAGAACAAGTACTACAAGATGCTCAAAGAGCAGATGTTGATTGAGACAGGCGGTGAGGAAGTCAGCGCAGTCAACGCAGCTACGCAGATAAACAAGCTGCTGCAGATAAGTGGTGGCGCAGTCTACACGGATACTGGCGAGGTGCTGGAGTTCGATGTGTCTAACCGTATTAACGTAGTACTGGAGGTTATCGAAGAGGCGAGCAACAAGGTGCTGGTCTTTGTCCCGTTCACGCACACCATTGAGATATTGCGCACCAAGCTTGAGAAGGAAGGTATCCCATGTGCTGTCATTAACGGCAAGGTATCACTAAATAAGCGTAGCGAAATCATTGAGCGGTTCCAGACCCAGAAAGACCCGCACGTACTAATCATCCAGCCACAAGCTGCCAGCCACGGCCTTACACTAACAGAAGCAGACACAATCATCTGGTATGCGCCAGTGACCAGCGTCGAAACTTATCTGCAAGCTAACGCACGTATTGACCGTCCCGGACAGAAGAACGCTATGACCGTGGTACACATCAAAGGCAGTCCGGTGGAAGAGCGGCTGTACAGCATGCTCAAAAATAATATTTCCAACCACAAGAAACTTATTGACTTGTATAAGGAAGTTATGGAAATATAGTATTTGACAATGTCAAAGCTTGGTGGTAGCCAACAATAACCAAAGCACCACCTCAACGAAGGAGCAGAATATGGAAGACTTACCCGTAGACAAACTTGTGCGCGTCTATCGCAAGATACGCGATGCCGTGCGAGATAAGGAAGACGCTCATAAAGCCGAGATTGCAGAGCTTAAAGAGCAAATGGACATGATTAGCGCTAGGTTGCTAGAAGTCTGTAACGCACAGAACGTTGATAGCTTACGTACCAAAGAAGGTACGATAACAAGACGCGCTGCTACCCGTTACTGGACGAGTGACTGGGGTTCCATGTACAAGTTCCTCAAAGAGCATGATGCCCTGCACCTACTTGAGCAGCGCATACACAACGGCAACATGCGTGATTACCTAGAGGAGAACCCCGATAGCCTGCCTATCGGCCTCAATGCAGATACTAAGTATGTGCTTACTGTTCGCAAACCTACAACCAAGTGAGAGAAACAATGACCAATTTGACTATCTTTAAGAACCCTAATGCTATGACCGCAGGTGCACTGCCACCATCCAAGTTGGGGGCACAAATTGCTTCTAGCATGGGCGGTTATAACCGCATCGCCACCAACACCAACGGTACGTTCAAGCGCATTGTAAACGGTGAGCAGGTGGGTAAAGCTATTCGTGGCGAGTTTAACGCCATTATTCTAGCCATGCTAGATAAGCCTAGCCGTAGCTTCTACGCTAGCGACTATGACCCCGACGCTAAGGGCAGTGCACCTGACTGCTTCTCTAACCTAGGTGACAAGCCAGAGGCATCTGTTTCTAACCGTCAGTCCGCTAACTGCGCTAGCTGCCCTAAAAACATAGAAGGTTCGGGTAAGTTAGGTAAGGGTAAGGCATGCCGCTTCAGCCGTAAGGTCGCACTGTTCCTAGATGGTGATGACTCCGGTGATGTGTATCAGTTCAACATCCCTGCTAAGTCACTATTTGGTAAGGTAACCGGTAATGTACTGCCGTTTGAGCAATACTGCCGCCACCTAGTGTCGAACCAAGCAGCACCTGACCGCGTGGTAACCACGGTTGCCTATAATCTTGATGCAGAGACGATGGAGCTTACCTTCACTGCTGACCGGTTTATTGACCTAGATGAGTTGGAGCGTGTCAACGAGGCACAAAACAACCCTGCTACTATGCGCCTAATCAGCTTTGATGTAGTTAAGACCGAGACTGCTGCACCTGAAGAGGAACCTGCTAAGCTTGTAATCAAGAGCAGCCCTAAGAAGCCATCCTTCTTGGATGAGGATGACGGTGAAAATGATGAGGAGGAAGAACTTCCTGCACCAGTCAAACGAGCTTCCAAGAAGACTACCCCTGCCACACCTACTGGCAAGCTTGCCAATGTGGTTAGCGAATGGGGTGACGAAGACGAAGAAGAAGACGACTGATGAGTGGCGGCTACAGCCTACGCATACAAGAGGCAAACTCTAAGGCGAGCAAACACAAGTTGGGTGTTCGTCTTGGTAGGCTCTGCATTGCGCAGGACATTCCCGTATCCGTGGTAGCTAAGTGTACAGGCGTAACTAGGCAAACAGTGTATAACTGGTTCTGCGGGACTTCGGTTCCGCATGGCACTGCCACGGCCCTAATATCTTCGTACATGGCAAGTCTGGAGAGTTCTACCTCCTAGTGGGGTAGAACATTTTTTCTTTTAAGGATGGGCTTGTGAGTTGCCCAATGGAGCGGTGTCTGCGTGGCAGAGGATTTTGACCTTTTATCAGCGGTGCAGCCCGAAGAGGGTTGGTACGCTATCGTCGGGCTAGGCCCCGACAGCAAGCAACAGAAGTTAGTAGAGACACGTGAAGAAGCCGACGAATGGGCCAAGACGTTCCTCAACCAAGGTAAGAATGTATTTTTTGGTGTAGCTAAGTATACAGACGGTAAGAGCAGGAAGAAAGAAAACGTCAAAGCACTTAAGTCGCTTTGGCTCGACATAGATTGTGGGCCGGAGAAGGACTACGATACACAGGAAGAAGGGTTAAACGCCCTTCGTAAGTTCTATAAGACAGTCGGTATGCCCAAGCCTACCTTAGTTAATTCTGGGCGCGGTCTGCACGTATACTGGACGCTGGCCGAAGAAGTTACCCGTGAAGAATGGGAGCCAGTCTGCTTAAGGCTGAAGGAAGTTTGCACCATCAAGGGGCTACGGGTCGATAACAGTTGCTTCGAAGCAGCGCGTATCCTGCGTATTCCTAACACGTTTAACTTTAAGGGTACGGACCCACTTCGGGTTGAAGTCATAACGGTTGGTAAGCCGACACCCATACAGGACATACGTGAACTGTTGGGGGTGAAGGAGGCGAAGGAGGCGAAGGAAAATAAGTCGTCACTATTCGGTGACATGCCCATATTCGCACCCAGCCCGTTAGCTAAGATGATACGTGCCAACATGGAGTCAAGCTTCACTAAGATTATGAAGCGCGGTGAGAACGGATGCAGGCAGCTTATCTCCAGTTACGAAGACCGTAGGGAAATATCCGAGCCACGTTGGTTCGCTGCGTTGTCAATCGCTAAATTCTGCAAGGACCGTGATAAGGCGATACACAAGTTATCCGCAGACCATCCTGACTATGACGCTGACAAGGTTGAGCAGAAGGTTACGCACATAGTCGGGCCGCACACATGTGCGGAGTTCGAGAAACATAATCCCGGCGGATGCGCAGGGTGCCCACACATTGGTAAGATACGCTCACCTATTACGTTAGGTAAAGAACTGAAGGAAGCGACGCCCGAAGATAACGTGGTTATAGAAGAGACGCAGCTTGGGGCGGTCAAGTACCATAT